AGATCGGCGGTACTGAGATCGGAATCAACTTTACGATGTTCGTCGTTGATATGATTCCGGGACCGATGATGGTAGTGCAGCCTACCCTGGAGCTCGGCAAGCGCTGGTCAAAGCAGCGACTCACGCCTTCAATCGAAGAGAGTCCGCATATGAAGGGGAAGATGCGAGACTCTCGTGACAGGGAATCCGGTAATACGTTGATGACCAAAGAATTTGACGGTGGTATTCTTATCATCACCGGAGCGAATTCTGCCGCAGGGCTTCGGTCTATGCCGGTGATGTACTTGTTTCTTGACGAAGTTGACGCCTATCCACCTGACGTCGAGGACGAAGGTGATCCGATAGCGCTGGCAGAAAAGCGCACGGCGAACTTTCCTCGTCGCAAGACCTTCGAATGTTCCACTCCTACCGTCGCCGACTTCAGTAGAATTGAGGCTGACTTTCTTGAAACGGACATGCAGTATTACCATGTTCCGTGTCCGTTCTGCAAGAAGAAGCAGATTCTTAGATGGGCGAATATCAAATGGCAGAGGACTGAGCTCGACGATCCTCGTGACAAGTATAAGCTGATTCGTAAAACGGCATCATATCAATGTGAGCATTGCAACGAACTGATTCCCGAGCATTACAAGACATGGATGCTTGACGAAGGGAATGGCGCTGAGTGGATTGCTACGAATCCAGACGCTGATCCTACGGTCGCCGGATTTCATATCAATGCACTCTACGCTCCTATCGGATGGCGGTCGTGGGCTGAAATCATTATTGAATTCTTGCGAGCGAAGAATGATCCGGTTAAGCTGAAGACATGGGTGAACACCATTCTCGCTGAGACGTGGCAGGAAGGTGGAATAACTATTGACGACGGTACGTTGTCCGGCCGTCGTGAGAACTATGTTGTAAAGAATGAAGACGGTACGTTTTCTGCGATCATTCCTGCGAAGGCAGCATTCTTGACCGCAGGGGTTGACACTCAGGACGACCGTCTCGTCTATGAAGTTGTGGCATGGGGCAAGGGCTGGGAATCGTGGTCACTTGACTGCGGTACGTTTTACGGAGATCCTGCCGATCGCGGACCGAATAGTGTGTGGATGAAACTGCATGCACATCTGACGAAGACGTGGGAGCATGAGCTCGGAGCGAAGCTGCTCATTATAGCGAATGGTGTGGATACCGGAGGACACTACACGCAAGAGGCGTATGAGTTCGTAGCTCCGCGTCAGATGAGCGGATTCTTCGCATTCAAGGGATCGAATGACGCGACCGCTCCGCTGGTGAGCAAGCCTGTAAACAGTAAGGTCGAGAAGGTCAAGCTGTTCTATATCGGTACGCATACGGCGAAACAGCAACTCTTCTCTCGTCTGCGGATGACTCGCCCTGGACCTGGATACCTGCACTTTTCGCAGCACAATGATGAGGACTACTTCAAGCAGTTGACCGCAGAGAAGCCTCAGAAGAAATATAAAAAGGGAACACGCATGCCTCACATCATATGGGTAAAGCTGCGTGAGAGAAATGAATTCCTTGACTGCAGGATTCTTGCGACCGCTGCCATGTTGATGACCGGAATTGATCTTGATGGAGACTCGGTAGACAGGGCGCTTAAATCAATTATTGAGACGTCTCATCGAGTGAGAAAGCCTGGAATGACCAGGACGAGAGTGATCAGTCAGGGCGTGGAGGAATAGACATGGGATTGACACAGGTACAGGCACAGGCGCATCTTGACATATGGCTCGCCGCTGATCTTGCAGTGGCGACCGGACAGTCGTATCAGTACGGTGATCGCATGTTGACCAGAGCGAATGCTTCGGAGATTCGTGAGAACATAAACTTCTGGGAGTCAAAGGTCAATCAGTTGTCCAGCGGTGGGATAGCTGTCATCGGCGTGACCCCGATCGATTAGGAGCGAAAGAATGAATGATCTTGATGGAAAGCCATTAGTGGTAAAGGAAACGGTTCCGGATAAGGTTATTCGGTACTTCAATCCGACGATGGCACTGCGCCGAATGCAGTCGCGCACGACGATGGCACTGCTCGGAGGATTTACAGGTGCGTCGCGCAGTGATCGTAGTATGAAGGGATGGCGTACGACACAGGGCGCTTCTCCCGACGACGACATCATTCTGGACCTGCCTACCTTACGTGATCGGTCGCGTGATTCTGCCAGGAATCATCCGGTCGGAGCGAGCATCATCAACACTATGGCAACGAACGTCATCGGTCCGGGCTTTGTATTTCATTCGAGGCTTGACCGTGAGTTCTTGAAGCTATCGGATGCGCAGGCAGAACAGCGCGAGGCACAGATTGAGCGGGAATGGCGCTTTTATTCGAAGACAAAGAACGTGTGCCTGTCAAAGCGCAGCAACATAGACGAACTGGCAGACATCGCGTTCAGGCAGTATCTTGAGAACGGAGAGTCGTTTGTCATGTATCCGTGGCGCGAACGACCGGGAGAGATATATGCCACGAAGATACAACTCGTCGAAGCTGACCGCGTATGTAACAAGGAGTGGGCTGCTGACAGCGACATACTGACCGCAGGCATTCTGCGAGACGTTGACGGTGTCCCGGAAAAGTATCATGTCGCAGACCGTCATCCACTTACCTACAAAGCGAAGGGCATTAAGTGGACGGAAGTCCCAGCCTTTTCCTCTTCCGGTCGCCGGATGGTGAACCACGTATACAAGCCGACTCGTCCTGATCAATCACGTGGCGTTCCGTTTCTTGCGCCTGTTCTTATTGCGCTGAAACAGATAACGAGATATACCGATGCAGAGCTGATGGCTGCTATCGTGTCCGGAATGTTTACGGTATTCATTAAGACCGAAGCTGCCGCAGGATCGGGAATCGGTCTTGGCAACTTCACTCCAGGAGTGGTCAACGATCAGACTACGACTACGACCGGACAAGAAGATTATAAGCTGGGAAACGGTGCTATCGTAGGACTGAATGCGAACCAGTCCATAGAATCTGCGAATCCGATGCGCCCGAATTCTGTGTTCGATTCATTCGTGCTGGCGATCCTGAGACAGATCGGTGCTGCGCTTGAAATACCTTTTGAGATACTGATAAAGCATTTCACGTCGTCTTATTCAGCGTCTCGTGCTGCCATGCTTGAAGCGTGGCGCTTCTTTTCCGTCCGACGAAAGTGGTTCATCGAGAACTTTTATATACCATCATTTGAAATATTCATGGATGAGGCTGTTGCGCGAGAGCGTGTCATTGCTCCTGGATTCTTCGAAGACTTGCTTATTCGGCAGGCTTATCTCGCCGGTGAGTGGATCGGTGCTCCTCGTGGAATGATAGACGAGGAAAAGGAACTGAACGCTGCTGAAAAGAAGATAAGTCTAACGCTCTCAACAAAGCAGACGCTCACGTCTGAGCTGACCGGTGGAGACTATGAGCAGAATGTGAAACAGCGTGGTAAGGAACAGAAGCTTGAGAAAGCGAATCTGGAACCTCCGAAAGAAGAGAAGCTTCCGTTTGGAAAACAGCCTTCGGATAAGAAAGATCCGGACGAGAATGATAAACCAGAGACTGACTGAGGAGGAGCATTATGCCCGACGACAAACTAAATCCTGAGAGTCACGAATCACGCATGAGCAGGGGATCCACGAAGATATTGGATATCCTGAGCGAGCCGTGGGCTATTCTCCCTTCCAAGTTGAAGGAGATAACGTCCATCTACGATACTCATCTGCGCGGAGAGAAGATAGATCTTGAAGCGCTTGAGGCGAAGCTTGGCATTCCGTTGAATAATGCTGTAAAGGGTTATGAAGTGATCAACGGAGTGGCGGTGATTCCGGTCGTCGGTATTATCGCGAAGCGTGCGAATATGTTCATGCGGATCAGCGGTGGTGTATCGAGTCAGTTGCTTCTGCGAGATATTGAGGAAGCTGCTGACGATCCGTCTATCAAGGCTATTCTGTTGCATGCCGACAGTCCAGGTGGAGCAGTGGACGGGACTCCGGAACTGGCGAGTGGCATCTATGCTGCACGTTCAAAGAAGCCGATCATTGCTTACAGTGACGGAGCTATGGCTTCCGCTGCATATTGGATCGGTGCTGCGGCAGACAAGATATATATATCGAGTGAGGTGGTGCAGGTAGGTTCTATCGGCGTCGTTGCGCAGCATATCGATTATTCTGAGCAGAATCGGCAGCGTGGAATTCGTGTGACAGAGATTTCCGCTGGAAAATATAAGCGGATGGCTTCCGAGAATGCTCCGTTGACCGAAGAAGGCAGGGATATGATCAAGGATCGTATAAATCATATCTATACTATTTTCGTTATGGAAGTAGCACATATGCGAGGAGTGTCCGTTGACAAGGTGTTATCGGATAT